TTTACCGTAAAAGCGAATGATGAGATTATCGCAATAGAGGAGACGCTTTAATGGTTTACGGATTAACTGAAACGGGCTTTATTGCTAAAACACTGCTTGAATGTAAGGCAGAATTAGAAGAAACGCTAAAAACATTATTTGGTGCGGATATTGATTTAACACCTGAAAGTGCTTTTGGTCAATTTGTGGGCATTGCCTCTGAAAGAGAGGCTCAAGCATGGGCTACTGGATTGGCTATCTACCTATCTAGCTATCCCGATAGTGCCACTGGCATAAGCTTAGATAGGGTTTGTTCATTAACCAACATTACACGCCTCCCTGCCCTGCCTACCACTGGTACGGTTATCCTATACGGCGTAGTGGGTACAGTTATTAGTGAAGCAAACCTTGTAACGGATACTATTTTAAATAAAGACTATATCGTGATGGATACCATAACACTAACGGCTAGTGCTACACGCTTTGCAAAGATACAGATTAACACCGTGGTTGCTGGTAACTATACCGTAACGATAAACGGCTCACCTTACACGGTTACAGCCACTGGGGCGGAAAGCAAGACAGCATTAGTAGATAGTTTGGTTGCGTTAATCGGTGCTAGTGGCTTGCGTGTGGGTGAAGAATTAACGGTATTAAATGCTACTACTAACTTTGGTATAACAACCACTGGCAACCTTAGCATCGTGCAAGTAGGCAATGCGGTAGACGTTGAATGTAGCGAAACAGGCGTTAATCAGTTGCCTATTGGAGCTATTACTTCGATTAAAACACCCGTTGCTGGATGGGATGCAGTTAATAACCTAGTGGTTGGCATTGCAGGGGTTGAGATTGAAACCGATGCAGACTTACGATTACGGCGGACTGATACGGTTGAATTAAGCATATTAACCGCTTTATTAACGATTCAAGATGTAACGGATGCAGTGGTTTATGAAAATAACACCCACCTAACTGATGCGGACGGTACGCTTCCTAACACGGTATGGGCGGTTGTAAAGGGTGGTAGTTCTAGCGATATACTAGAAGCCATTGCAAGCCGTAACGTGGCAGGAATTGGAACTAGGGGTGCAACCACTGGGCTTGTTACTTCCCCATTCACTGGTAGCAATTTAACTGTACGATTTGACCGTCCAACAGTGGTAGTTCCTAACGTGGTTATTACCTACACTAAAACAGAAAACAGCAACTTCCCGAATGATGGTGAACAGTTAATGAAAGATGCTTTAGTGGCTTACGGTCAAACTTTAAAGATTGGGCAGGATGTTGTTTACAGCCGTTTATTTAGCCCATTGAATACCGTAGTTGGTATGCAGATAGACACATTGACGGTAAACGGCTTATCCGCTACGTTGACCATTAACAAAAACCAGTTAGGTTCTTTTGTAGATGCCAACATAACCGTAACGGAGACACCTTAATGGCTGGGACACGTCAACGGTTAATAAGTCAATATCAAAACAGCGTTAATTTTATAGCGTTACTTGAGACGCTTATAGACAACCCTATGATAGCGGTTTTAACTGGCATTGCTCCACTGTATGCTTTGTACGATATTGATACAATGGAAGGCGTGCAGTTAGACGGTATCGGGAAAATCGTTGTACAGCCACGTCCTAATAGTTTTAACAATGCAGATATTTACGAAGAAGGTATATTTACCCTTGGCAATAGTACAGACCCACAACCCGAATTTGATAGTAACGTTGGCTTTGGTGATACTGATAACTTGCTTGTAGGCGGGCGGTTTAACGCAGGTGCTACCAGTGGGGCAAAGCTAAATGATGGCGATTACAGACTGGTATTAAAAGGGAAAATACACGCTAACACTACCACTGGTACAGTTCGAGAACTTGAACAGTTTGGAATGGTTATGTTTGGTAAGTATAGTTTAGCTTTTCCGTATGCAGGGGGAGTTTTAGTTTTGTTCCCTTACTTTATTAACAGTGTAGCCATTGAAGTTGTGCGTCAAACTTTAACTGTAGCTAAAGGTGTTGAACTTATTTTAGCTATACAACCCAACCCCAAAAATGGGAAGGTGTTTGGTTTTAACGGCGGAGCTAACGTTGGCGGTTTTGGAAGTACTAGCGATAGTAACGCTGGGTATGCTATGATAGGAATAGTTTAATTATATAGAGGGTTTATTAAATGGTAGACTTTGAAGTAGGCACAAGTAGTTTAGTTAGGACTTGGGCGAACAGTGGAACTAAAGTAAATACAGACACTGTTTTAGTTGGTGGTGTACCAAAAACTAACATAGGCTGGCAACCGCAAGAAAAACCCCCTAGCCAATACTTCAATGGTCAAATGAACCAACTAGGGCAAAAAATTAACCATTGCTTACAGAATGGTGTCGCTTTTTGGAATGCCACAACCACTTATGCTAGTGGGAACATGGTTACTTATTCAAACGATGCTTGGTTGTGCATGACTGGCAACATTAACTCTGCCCCTACGCTATTAAACAGTAACTGGGTAAGGGTATTGAAAAATAGCGATTCTGCTTCTGTCGGTATTGTAGGGGAAGTTAGAACAATCGCTCACGCAACAGTAGATACTGGTTGGTTATTGTGCGATGGTTCGGCTGTTTCAAGAACAACTTACGCTGGCTTGTTTTCACGCCTTGGCACATTATACGGGGTAGGCGATGGTTCAACTACGTTTAATCTGCCTGATTATAGGGGCTATATGCTTGTTGGTAAGTTAGGAGTTACACCCACTGCATTAACAACCATTTCAACAAATGCTTTAAATGGCAACCTTGCTAATACGCTAGGGGCTAAGATGGGTAAAGATACCCACGTTTTAACTGTAGATGAATTAGCAACACACAGCCACACTACAACACTTTTGCGTGATAGAGCAACAACATCTGCTGGGAACGCAGTATTTGGCGATGAAAACTTTTATGGAACAATGGACGTAACATCTAATAACGCAGGTTCAAGTTTACCGCATAACAACTTACCCCCTGTAGCAGTTGTTAATTACATCATCAAGTTTTAGGAGTCCTTGTAATGGCAGAAGTTCACCAAAAAATAGGAAATAGCACGCTACTTTCCACTATGGCGTATGACCCACCTGTAGGGGCAGTAGTAGCTCCACCCCTAGGTTTGTTGCAAACTGGTTATGCGGTTGAAGATATACCAACGGCTCAACATTTTAATTCATTACTTCAAGGCTTTGGTGAAAAGATTAACCACTCTTTGCAAAATGGCATCCCCTTATGGAACGCTACAACGGCTTACACGGTGGGTAATTTTGTGAACCATACTAACACTGGCTGGCTATGCGTTACAGGCAACACGAACAGCACACCGACTACTGCTAACGCCAATTGGAAGCAAGTAGCCACTGGTAGGGGTATTAAAGCACACGCAAGGGCTTCTTTGTTGGTTACAACCGCCATTACTACAACCGCTACAGCATTACCTTTTGGTGTTAATGACTTGGTGGAAGGTACTATTACCCATTCAACCGTAACAAACACTACACGTTTTACAGTAACCGAGGCTGGCACTTATGAGTTTATGGCTCAACCGCAAGTAACAAGCCTAAGTAATACGGCGGACAGTTGCACCTTCTGGCTAAGAAAGAACGGCTCAACGGCTATAGCTAATAGTGCGTTTAGACTTTTGAACAACGCCACTGGGCATTCTCTGTTTGCAACATCTGCAATTGTTGAGAACTTAGCCGTTAATGATTATATTGAGTTAATGTGCGTAGCTAGTGCAAACAGTAAATATGAATTAAACTACACCGTTGCATCTTCACCCGTTCCAAACATTCCTGCTTGCATTATTGTAGTTAAGGGGTGGTAACAGATGGAGGGGTTGAGCTTCAATTTAGAACTTGAAGAAACTATTTATAGTTTAGAACTTGAAAATAATGTTTATATATTAACACTAGAATGTGAAGGGGAAATTACCTAATGCCTTTTTTTAACGCCCAATTAAACCCATTGCTTGATGGTATTCTAAACGGTACTAACTTTGTAGGTTTGCTTACAAACTTAGGTACTTATGCAACTGGTTCAGGATTCGTAGAAGTTACAGGTGGCTCTTATGCCCGAGTAGCTACCAACCCTGCATTCCCTGCATCAAGTGGGAACGCTACAACGGACTCTAAAGGCTTTTATCGTCTAACCAATAACGCCGACTTAGGGTTCATTAAAGCCACTGCAAACTGGGGTACGGTTCTTGGTTATGGTATCTTTGACGCTAGCACGGCTGGTAACTTGTTAGGGGCGTTCCCTTTAACCGATGTACCAGTAGATGCTACTTATAGTCAAACAACTACCACTGTTACCGTTACCAAAACAGGGCATGGCTTAACGACTTCTAACCAAGTTGAAATTAAAAACCGCACTGGTACTGTAGTAGCTGGTATCTTCACCATCACAGTAGTGGATGCAAACACCTTTACTTACACGGCTGGAGCTTCTCAAAATGCTAGCGGTGGTTGTACTTATGGTTTGCTACGGTCTACCACTATTTCAAATGGTGATGTTGGCGTATTTTCAACTGGCAATTTATCGCTAGGAGTAAAGTAAAATGATGGCTTGCCACTTACCAAGTATTATAAATAAGTTTGAAGGGGATACTACCCCTATAACGATTCAACTTCCACTATCTAATGGAGTTTACCCTGCCAGCGTTAGTGTTAGGCATGATAGCCCTACTTTTGTGATAGGAGACCTTGTTTATAACGCTATTAATGGTATTGGCACGTTTGACTTAATGCCTTCTTCGTCGGTTGCACCTGTCCGCTTAATGGTAAGTGCAACCTACGATGATGGTACGGTTGCATCTTGGCAATGGTTGACAGTCAACGTAACTGAAACCGATGAGTTTGTTTACACTGCCCCTAGACGCTTTGAATTAGAGCTAAGAGAATCGTTAATCTTTGACTTTCAAGGCAATTTAAGCTTTCAATATAATTATCAAAGTGAACAGGAGTTTATCTTTGATGGGATGGGCGTATTGGCTTTACTTAAAGCTTTTACAGGGGATACGGATTTAAACTTATTAGCTCAAGGCTTCCTAAGTGCGGTATACGGTTTAACCGATACTGAAACGCTTGAGTTTGACCCTATCGGTATCTTTGCAGTATTGCGGATATTTTCCGCATCAAGCCAAGATTTAACGCTTGATAAAACAGGTTATATGACTGTTACAAGCGTTCCTGAATTTCCTATTACTACCGCTAACATGGCTAAGTACCAAGCGGTCTATTCAACTATACCGATGGTTGAAGGCTACACTGGTACGCTATTTACCATTAAACGGTTAAGTGATAATGCCACATTTAACGTAACACCAGTTAATGGGGATATTGACAAAACCGCTATTGACGCATGGCGTGCTGGTGCTGATTGCGTTGTGCCTAACGGTAGTACCATTCCTAACCAATTAGTGGGGGTAAAAAGCCCTACAATTACCAGTGGCTTCCCTACAATGACGGCAGATATACCGTTTATTACTTCTAATGTTTACAATAACTTAGAAACAATCTTCCAATCTGAAACTGTACCGCAACGCTTGGTTAGAAACAGTGCTAGTAAAACGGCTGGTATAAGATTAAACCAAGGCAATGCTGGGCATTTTTCCGCATCTACCAGCGGTATTTCAACGGCTAATGGGCTTGAAATGAACTTCATGTTTAGCCCTAATAATAGAAAATCCCCCACTAGCAACGCAGGAGCAGTAACTAGCGTTACTCCAACCGCTGGGGGTAGTGGGTATTCATCTAGCATTACACGCCCTATTATTGGTTATTTAACAGGTGGTGGGGTAACTGATACCGTAGCAAGCTTTACGCCTATTATTTCAAGTGGCACGATTACAGGATTTACCTCGGTAAGTGGTGGCACAGGCTATACGTCAGCACCATTAGTATGGATTTCAGACACCACAGGCTCAGGATGTTATGCAACGGCTACTATTTCAGGTGGTGCAGTAACCGCCGTTACTGTAAGCGGTGGGAATGTAGGTAGTGGCTATTCTGCTGGTGCAACCGTTGTGTTCCTAGGTGGCAATAAAGTAGGCTTGATTAAGTGCTACCATACCGCTGGCGTGATTACTTCTACAAAGTTAGTTGAAACGGAAAGAGGGTACACAAGCAACCCTAGCGTTACCATTGCCAACCCACACGGCGGAACAGGGGCAACGTTTAGTGTAACAACCAACTTGCTAGGGGATGCACTGGGTTCTGATTCGAGGGGTGAAATTTTACTTTCTTACGGAGCTTCTGCAACCAACAATGCCACGCTTAAAATGTTTGGTACAACAGGTAACGCCTTTGCTACTAGGCGTATTGGTACAGGAGATGGGGGAACAGACCAATTCGGCAACGTTGATAGCTATACTATGAATGCTAATAGTTTACAAATTATTTCTTGGAACATTAGAGACACTGCCGATACTACCAAAATTAAAGTACACAGCTTTGGTGCTTCACCTTCTGCTTTAACCCTTTCAGCTGGCAACCAAACAGCGAATACTAACGCTGGTTTCCAAAATGGCACGCTTAAAATAGGGGCTGGTATATCTACCACAGGTTCATGGGCTTCGGGTGGCACAGGCAACAGCAATGGCGATTTTGTTTTTGGTGCGTTAATTATTTCTGAAACATTAACTGAATCTGAACGCAGAGACCTACACGGTAAAATGCGGTTAAAAGCCGAACCAAGTTTGAACTTATCAAAAGCTAATTTAGAAGCTATGTTTTCTGAAATACTAGATTTTAGAGACGTGGATGGAAGCCGTTTATTAATGGGTAAAAATGGCAAGCTAGCGTTGCAATTCAACGTTTCTACACCATTTGGTGGATATAGCCCAGATTTTACCTACGGTGCAACATCCAACTACCTAGGCATGACAGGGGTTAAATTTAATGATGACAGAAACACGGCTAATACTTTCCAATCCGTAACCACTGGCACGGCTACTTCTGACTATTGGACGCAACAAAACGAAGGAAGCTACTTGGTTATTGGGGCAAGGGACGCAACAGGGGGAGCTGGTTACAGTACCAACTTAGGCGATTGGTTCAGTATTGGAACAGGCAACCCCCCAGACCAAAATTTGAGTGCAAAACCAGTTAATAATAGTTTTGGGGCTATTTGGCATCACGCCCAGCCTGCGGTACTAACAAAAATAGCTGATACACTTGACCCTAACGGTAAAACAGGGGTAACATCTTGGAATGACCAAGGGTTAAGCCAAGCATGGATGAAGTATTTTTACCCAACGGCACACGGCTCGACAGATGAGTTTCAGTTACTACCAAGCACTAGAACAGTTGAAGGTACTAGCTACCCAATTGGTACACTGCTTCATATGGAACTATTGGAGGGGACATTAAATAAATATGTCCATACACCTGAAGCAGGATTTATTGGTGGTAACTCCATAAACACGCCTAAAAACCTTGATTATGTCATGTGTCAAATGGGTACATTTAAGAACGGAGCTGGCTATAATAAGGGTGCTTCACAGGCTAGTAGAGATGCTAACGCTAGAACCGCTACTGTTAAAAACTATGCAACACCACTAACAGGTACAACCATTGGGGCTTTTGATTGCTCATACGCAAGGCAAATAGGCACAGCAAACAACGTGCATTCTGTAGCAAACAGCAAATGGATAAAAGGGGTAGACGGTACAAACATAAAAGCCCACCTTGCGTTTATTGGCGTTTCAGAACGTGAATGGACGCAAGACGAAATTATCAAGATACAAGCTAACGCCTTTAAATTGGTTAATTAGTTACCCACAACCCTAGGAGAAAAGAAGATGAGTGTTTTTGAAAAAATTGTAAAGCTTATAGATGAGTTGTTACCATTAGCTGAAGCGTGGGCGAGTTCAACCCCATCTAAAACAGATGATTTTGTGGTTGGTATTGTACGCAATGCTTTAGAATTATTAAAGCGTCGGGTTTTAAAATCAGCCCCTAAAGGTTAAACTAAACAATGGGTACATTGTCCTCGGGAGTAGGGACACCTACAGTCTCTGCTCCTTTTTCTTTATATAAGGAAACCCATATGCCAACCAAGCTACAATTCAAAGCATTCTTCGCCCGTAAGGCTGGACGCTTCACAATTCAAGACCAAACAGGGGCATCTGCGGTATTTCAAGGGCAGGTGCTAAAACGCATTAAAGCATTATCCGGTCAACGGGCGTATCAAAACACAAGCTGGATTAGCGGGCAATCCCCTATCCCCTACTCAAAAGAAACACAAACAGGCAAGTTATACCTTCACACAAAAGCAGTGGTGAACCCTGAGGGGATGTTTAGCTTAAAGGGTATTGGCAGAGCCTACTATATCAGCTCAAGCCCTAACGACCCAACTAAAGTAATAGCCATTGACGGCATTCAAACTAGAACGTTTATCATGCTACACCCCGACAATATGTGGGCTGGTTCAGCTGGGTGTATTGTAACAAGCTGGGTGAATAGCCCGACAACAAAAAAGCAGACACAAGCCCTTTTTGCTTTCTTGGATTCGTTAAACAAACAGGGTATACCCTATATTGAGTTAGAGGTTTTATAAAATGGTAGGGGAGTTAGTACCAGTGATTCAGCAATTAGGACTGTACGAAACCATCGTACAATCACTTGAAATAATAGCCAGCAGTGGAGCGTTAGCACTTGTTTCTACAATGTTTGCATTACTATTAACAGCGGGGGTTACGGCTTTGGTTTGGCTAGCTTGGAAGTATGGCATACCGCATTTTAAAGCAGTTACATTGGCATTGCAAGGCTTGCAACAGGAACTTTCACATATTAGCGATTTGATAAAAACCCAACTGATTGCTTTTGAAAAGCTGGAAGCAAGGGTCAACGAATTAGATGCTGAAATACACTATCTGAAGGGTGTTGTAGATAAAAAACCAACATCTAAAAAAAATAGGCTATAATAATAAAGGACAATGTAGGACAAAATAACAACTAAGGGGTATATTATGAAAAGAGGTTATCGTTTTTCGCATATGGAATTGTACGCTAAAATCAAAGACTACTTGGAAGACTACAAAACGCTTGCTGAAATTATTGAGCTTGCAGAAGTTAATAAAACGTCGGTCATTCCCTATATGCGATTGCTAGAAGATAAACGGTTAGTTACCTCAAAAAGAATAAGAACCAACACTAAAACAGGTTGCACTAGAGTTTATAAGCTAGCTACTGAAAATTAGAATATGAGCTTTTATGTTAAAAAATCCCGCTTGTGTTTATACCTGAACGCACAAAAAAACGCCGTGTAGCCTCTCCTAGGATTGACGACACGGCGTTGAATTATGAGCTTAGGTTAGATAGCAAGGATGGATAAAAACTAGAAAATCCTCTCCTAATAAAAGAAGAGGATTAACAGATATACGTTGATTTGTCAGACTGGCTCAACGTAGAAAACCTTTGTAACTCCCTTACACTGGGTAAAGGATAAAAAACCGTTGCCCTAGGCTTGTTTCATATGATTATACACCTAGGACAAGTTGCATTTTTCAGCAAGCCCTACCGCAGACACGGCGAACCGTCGGATAGCTTCTTCATTATTATTATAGCACATTTTGCTTTACTTGCCACTATGGGTTTATTTCTCAAATAGCATTATCTATTCACCCTCCGTTGGTGCTTTAAGTGCGTACTGTATGCCTGCTTTGAAACCTGAACGCATTGATTCGTAAGGGGTGGGGGGGGTACATAAACAGACATTTCCACAATTACAACGTTTAGTGTACCAAGATTCAAACCCTTTCTCAATCCACTCCTCACTGACATTTTCAGCCATTGATTTATAAAAGTAATCCTTTGAGCGTACAAGCCGTTCCAGTGATTCAAGGCGTTGGCGTTCAGCAACGTTTAGGCTAGTGGGTTCTAGCCAGTCTTTGATAGCACTACGCACCTGCTTTTCAAGCTGTCTGAAATTGTTGCTTGGTGTAGAAGTAACACAACCCTTAAACAGGTCAACAAATGCAATGTAGCCTTTTTCTCCGTTGCCTTCCTCTCTGCAATCGTGTATGGTGTAAATAAATGTGTTGCCTTTATACGTCACTGTTTTTTCATTGGTTAGTCCTCTTCTTGAAAGCTTTTTTTTATGGCACGCTTTATAACCGCAATCATAAGCGTGTTGTAGTGCTTTTGCGTTAAAAATTAAGTGGAAACTAGACGACAATCTATCTTTGTTTAACAACAATTCGGGATGTTGTTTTATAGCATCCTCTATTACTTTAGGGTCAATTTTTACTTCAAGATGGTTATTCATTACATAGCCGTGTTCAACATCGTAGGCATCAATGGCATCTGTTAGGGTGTTAATATCTTCATCTGCAAACTCCACACCATTAAAAGGAGCGTTAAAGCTAAGGTTGTAAGCTAGTTTTGCCATTAGCTTATATTCTTGTTCTGTTTCAATCTTCACTTTCAAATCTCCTTATGTTATAATACTGATACCCGCTATTCCTTGTCGGGATAGCACCTTGCCGAGTTCCTGTTTCCTTCCTTTCCAGCCTCGGCAAGCGTGGAAGAACCACAAGCTATAACCGCACCCCTTACATGACGATGTAGGGGGTTTAGCTTATTAACTAAACAAGCCTAAAAAGTAATAAATAACAAGGGTAATACAAGCCCCTATTAGAGACGTATTAAAATTATACAAAGGTTGAGGTTTCCCATCTTTTGCAAAATTAACTATAAGCCTTATGAAAATAATAACAATAATAAAATTTCTAACATTTTCTAATGCGGTCATCTTCTAAACTCCTTCAAGTTGTACTAACAATTGTTTACTTTTACCATTGTTCTTTTTATCTGCTAGCTTTTCACGGATAGCTTTGTAAGTTTTAAGTGCCTTTCTTCTTTGTTCAACAATCAAGTAAGTGGGGTAGTCCGTGTATTCATCTTTAATTTGTTGAAGTTCTTCCATCACTCAACCTCCTTCACAGCATCCCAAATATGGCTATCTTTGTCTATGGTTATGCCTTCTAAATTGCAATACTGCTTATCCGTGAGTTTGCGTGTCATTGGTTGATTCCTTTTCGTGATTTAAGCTCATTATAAAGTGGGTTTAACAATTTACGGATATCTTGATTGCATGAGTGCCAGTTTTTACGCTCAACCATATTGATGACGTGCTTTAAATGGTTGGTAGTCATGCTTTTAATTTCAATGGCTGAAATTGGAGAGTCTGTTTTTGTTTTCCAGTACCCTCTTTCAGCTCTTTCTATACATTTTTTAAGTGTTTTTTGCCTATGTTCCACATGCACTCGATAAGCTCTGTCGTTGTTTATTTCCATTTGTTCCTCATCCTTATACTCATAACCGTATCCCATGTACGCAACATCAACCATCACTAACCCTCCTTATAAACTTCAACGCCTGCTACTGCGTCCCACGCTTCTTGTTCTTTCGCTAGGCGTTGTTCTGGTGTGTCGGTTGGGTCGTAGGGTACAACGGGTTTAAAGGCTTTAATGTAGCCAAGCTCTGCAAAGTCTGCTGAATCTATACCCTGCACCCCACCGTAGTTGCCAAACTCTCCTAGGTCGTGCATCAAAGTACCGCCGTGAATGTGCAGTACCTCATACCGTTCCCCCTCCACAAACTGAAACCCTTCCGCCTTCAACCACGGACGATGGGCGTTTGCGATGGCTTGGATGGCTTCAAATAGAATCCGTGGTACGTCCTGTTCTGTCTCAACATAAAAGGAGTCAATCATATTACCATGCAGAAGTATGTAGACATGGTCAGATACAGCATTAACTTCCTTCACTGTATTACTATCAAACGTCTGCCCCCATACCGTACAGGGTCTTTTTGCTTTAACTTCGTTATTGCTGGTCATTGGGTGGTTTCTCCTTCTATAATTGGGACAATCAAGCCTTTATTTGAGAAGTTCATGGAGTGTATTATTTTAAATGAAAGCATTACATAGCCTTCTTTTAATGCGTCGGGATAGTCGCAAACATGGGTTATTATAAGTAGTGTGTATACCCCTTTACTCGAAGGGTCTAATAGCTTTACCATATCTCCAACTTTAAAATCTCGGTCGTTTATCCTAAGCTCGGCTGTTTTAACGCCCGATAGAACATCCCAATAATACTGATGCTCTATCTTCAATTCGTGAACCTTAATGTGTGGCATCCGTCGATTCTCCTTCCCACGGTGTTAGTTTGCTGAAAACGTCGGGGTAGTTTTCGATGAAATAATCAACTGGGACTTTCTGCTTGTGTTGTCTTGCATTATGTCTAACGACTGGTCTACATTCGTAAACTAGTCCTGTATCTAGTAAATCCTGCAAGTTATACCACGGCACTTCCCAGTACTTGCCTAGCGTGGTTTGGTAGATGGCTAGCGTTTCCCACATACCGTTGCGGATGAAGGTTAGCTGGTCTTGCAAAAACAAAAGTAGCGGTAACAATTCCTCATAATGTTTTGTTGCTTCCCCTACTTTGTAACTAGCCCCAATATAAATACGGTAGTCCGTCTCTTCAAACTGCCAAATAAAGTCCACAATATGGGCGTATTCACGAGTTAAGCAGTGTAATGGAACATTCTCTCTTAACGGTATCGGATTCCTCTCCAAATCAATGAGAGTAATTTGTTTAGGTGGTTTCATTGTTGGGGTTCTCAATTCTTTGGATGTTTCTGTATTTAGTCTCATTACGACTTTCTATTTCAACTTTAAATAGTGTTTCAAATATAGATGGATTGGCTAAAAGAAACGCATCATAGGTTTCTTGTAAAGCGGTTCTAGCCCGCAACTCTAAAGCATCCAGCACTTGTTTAGTGTTGCGTAAGTCAAACTCAATAGTAGGGTCTTCAATGCTACGGTAAACCGTAGTTATACCTTTTTCTTCTAACTCTTTCTTAGTGGGTATTTCACCATACCCATACCTAAGGTATTTGCTGTAGTAGCTATGCCCTGCGTCCATGTGTGCTACGGTTTTAGGGTCTTTTAACTTTAACGTTTCGGTATAATGCAATGATACTCCTTTATCCCTAGGTATAAGCATAGCGTGGAACTCTTTAAACATTGGGATAGTGTTAGCTTGGATGTAGTCAAAACCAACAAAAAGGTTCTGATGTGTAAACGGCATACCATTTTGAAAAATAGGAAGGTCGATTTCTAACGCCCACGCTTTAAACTCTTTCTCAAGAAAGTTGATTTGTTCTTTTTCGGGTAATTCATTTAAAAGCATTCCCTTTACTACGTTTTTTAATCTAGTCATCGGCTTGTGCCTCCTCGCTTAATAATATACCTTTGCCCTCTTTGTCTAGCTCAATCAAGCCAAAGTAAAGGGGTTGTGAAACGAATCTAATACAAGGGAATAAGTAATCATCCGCTACGAAAATCCCCCCTTGTGATTCCGTATACTCTAAAACCGATTGGCTTTCATTGCTAATTGCCTGCTTAATCCGTTCTGCATAGTCTTCCTCCATTCCGTCAAACTGTAGGAACTGTGAAATAATAGCTGGCTTCCTAAACAAAGGGCTATCGACGGAGGTGATGTCATTTTCATCTGACTCAAAGTAATACTCATCTGAATGCCCGAATGCTAGAACCGTGCAGGTGTTAGCATCGTAGGCTTCACTTGCTATCAGTTCTTGATATGTGTTAAATATCTGCATCACTCGCTTTCCCCTTCTTGTTCTGCTTTCCACGCTAACCACGCCGTGGGGTCGGTGGCGTAAAATATACAGGTCGATTCTAAAATAACTTCAAAAGTCTTTAGGTTTAGTTCTTCATAATTACAAGTATTATCAACAAACTGTCTAAATAGATTTTGACCACTAAGCTTGTACCACTTACCTACAGGGTATTTAGCAAAATCCTGTACACTAACCGTTTCAGGCTCAACAGGCACTTCAACCGTGGGGGGGTCGGGCAGTTTAACTATTGCCCAATGAGTTGGTTTTAAATTTGCTATAAAATTAGGATTAACATCTTTTATATCTCTTATCGTCTCTAGGTTGTAACCGTTAGAGAATCCTGTAAATGTCTCTTTGTAGAAAATAGCTGACCCTTTAGCCTGACCTGACTCAATAGATTGAAACAAAGTACCAATATCTTGCCACGGTAATTCCATTGTTTTGGTTTCGTTTGCTGGTTGTTTCTCATTAGCACTATTACCTTCCATTAGCACTTCTTCCTTATGGTCGAGGGGGTTGTAAAGGTTGGGGGGTTGTTTGTGAATATCTACCCAGTGTCCTACTCCTCTCGTGAATGAATAATCCGTTATATTGCTATATTCGGGTTCTTCAATGTATAAAATAGCAGCATTGTAGGGGATAATGCCTAGAAGAGCTTCTATATCGCTCATTAGCCACTGCCCCAACGGCAACCCAAGCTGTTTGTCGGGCGGTAGGTAATAGTAGCCATCGGGCATTTTGAAAGGCTGGTTAAACTTATAGCAGTTTTTAACAATAGTCATCAGCCCATATTCTATGGCACTTGACACTTTATAATTAAGAACTAAACCGTGTGTTACAATATGCCCATCAGGAAACGGACAAGGCTTCATCTTTAGTAACTCTTCAATCGTTTTAGGGTTTGGCATTATTTACCTGCTTTCTATTTAAAATACTGAATAAACATATAAACAAAACCAATGCCTGTAAAAAGAAGCAGGGTATAAAGTACAATATTTGTAAAAAAACTATCAAGTTCTTTGTTCTTACTTTGTCGACCATATTCAGCAACCAAGAAGCTAGCAAACAAAAATAGCCAGCCCGCCGCTTGAACGGCTGCATAAGATTTGTAAAATAAAAACGAGTTAAACCAATCCATTTGTTTTGTTTCCTTCCTTAATTAGATACTAACACACAATGAGGGTATAAACAAGTAATTTATTTAGATACAATCTGTTTGCTGTACTCTCGTTTTCTAATGCTTTCCCTTAAATCTTTGTTTCTATCCACCATTGCCATTCTTTCAACCATACAGTATTGTTTACCTAATTGTAATTCCAAAAACATACGGGTTAAGTTACAAAGCTGTTCTTCAAGCAGTTGAACACGGTCTACCAGCTGTTCGGTAGGGGTTGCTGTTCTTATTGATGTGGGTTCTATAAAGTTCATTGAATTATCTCCTTTAGGTAAAAAAAAAGAGGGGTAGGTAATCCCCTCCTCGTCCATTCAGGTAACAAAGTTAAAAAAGTAAATCAACCGACGGTTCAAATGATACAATTCGCCAATTGGTATTAGTAAACTCTCTGGTCCCATCTTGGCTAGGTTTTGTTTCTGTTTTTGCCTCAACAATACAAGGGGTTCGCTTGGCTAAATCAGCAAACATTGTCAAAGACTGTTTAACGTCAAACTTACCAGTCAATGGGTCTTTGTATTCTGCAATTTCAGGCTTGAGTAAAACGAACAAGTCTTTTAAATCGTTTTTACCCATGCCGTTTACGCTACCGTCTTTGTTAATCAACCAATAGTCAATAAACCCTTTCCCCGAAACATCTGTTAGCTTCAAAGTAATTTTAATACCTACCGCTCCGCCTTTAGATGTGTTAGATTCTACAGATTCAACCAGTGCGGTATATTGTCCATCTTCAATTCTACCGTCTTTATCCCATGCGTCATTTAATGCGTCAAACATACTAATTACCTTTCATTTTAACTAACAACAATTCTAATTCTTCCGAATTAAGCGTAACAACGTCGTTTCCTACAATGCCTGTTAGCTCTAAAAAGCTTTCAGGAGTAAATCCACTCTCTTTCCATAAGGTGCGAACCTCATCCACTAATTGGGATTGTGTTCTAATTGGCTTTGGCTTCTCCTTTCCGCTGTTAGCCCACTGTTTTAATACTTCCCCTGTTTCAGGGGTAATAACAAACGCTGGTGTTTTATCAAATAATCCAGTACGGTCTTTGGAAGATGTGGCATTATGTTTTGCATCAATATCAAAACAAAGCGTCATTTCATAATCAAACCCATCACGAGTAATCGCTTTAAGCCCCACCTTTTCGGGTGCTTGTTTGCCTTTATCGTTTAGGTTTAAAACAACGTCATCCTTAACCCTGCCACAACAAATAACGTGGGCTTTGGCGTCAAGCACGGCATCAATAAACGCATTGTGCCTAGGGGTTACTTTAGCCCAATTGGTGTAGCTATTCCCTGTCATGCTTTCGTGAATTTCAAGGCAACCGCCTTTACCGTTCCATTCATGGGTGATTGAATCAACAATAATAACTTCAAACCCTGCGTTTTGGCATTCTTTTAAGGCTTGGATGTATCGTTCAGGTGAATACGGAGGCTCTAGGCTTAACGTAGAATAGTCTCCAAGGTGTGCGTATAGGTCGGCTGACCCTCTTTCGGTGTCAATTACTACAACCTTGCTTAAATCGCCCACAATCCCTTGTGCAAGCAGTAAAGCACTGGTTGTTTTACCACTGCCACTAGCACCAAACAACCCGATTCGCAATTTAGCATTAAACCGTTCGGCTTTTTTAATCGTAAAGCTCATTTGTGTCTTTCCTTTTTTTTGCTTTTCACGTTCTTTTTCATGTTGAGGATGATTATCAACTTCATTAGGATAGCCGTCAATAAAATCATTCCAACCACGAATATCTCTGCGTGTTGAAAGTGGTAGATGTTCGTCATAATCCCAATCACCAACCATTTTACAATCCCTCAAGTTCTAGTTTGTCTGACACTGGGAAGAAACCAGTGGTTAGTAAGTGTGCGTAGGTGTTTTTATCAAAAGTATCCTTAATCATTGTTGCACTTGGATTAATAAAAGCACCTAGTTTTTTAACTATGATTTCCTCTATTTTCTTTGCAAGTTGATAATCAGCAATAAGCTCTTTATCAATAAGTTCAGAACTAACCAAAGATGCTAGATAGCTTTTAGTCATTAACGTTGCTTTCCAGTACCCTTCCTTTTCTACCTTCTTAACTGTGTAAGAATTATCTGTATTATTAACTGGCTTATCCAACAAGGCTAACAGTTTAGGCTCAATAACTCTTAACTGTCTTTCAGCGTCTGCCTTGATTGTTTTATACTTGGCATAATCATCTGCCAATTCTTGTAGTTCCATTAAAAGGGTGTCTCCGTAGGGTTATTGCTAATACATTCGGGGTTACTGCATTTTTCCATCACTTCATAGTATGGCATTATAGCCATTTCAAGCAATGAAAAACTACCGTAAAGCGATTCATATTGAACCATTGGAGCGTTGCAGTGCTCACAACACACAACGGCTTCTACAGAACGTTCAAGTAAAGCGGTGGCGTTCATGCCTAACCCTTCTTTCTAAAGCGTGGGGGAACGGTAGCATCGGAATGCGTGGCAATAAAGTTAGTATCGCTAGGGTGTGTAACTGCTTTCTTAGCATAGCAACGTTTGAGCTTTTCTCTAAAAGATTCAATCAACTGGCTTTCTTCATCTTCTTTGACTTGCTGTTCAATCAAGTAAAGCTCGTTTAGAAAACCAGTACCAAAGTAAAAGTTAGACTTAATGTTCCCTACCCAGTTAGCGTTATTTACATCCGCCCGTAATATCTCAATCGCTCTTAATACGGGTATTTCGTGTAAAGTTAAATCAAAGATGCAATTCCTAGCGTATAACTTCCCTTTGGTTTCTTGCTCTTGATTATCGCCGTGATTATCAAAGTAATCAATCTTAATTGCTTGCATCCTTTACCCTCCAAAAACAAGCCGTTCTTTTTACGGAACGGCTCAATAAACCGTAACTATTTACCTGTTTTAATTTTGGCATAAGCGGATTCGCTCATTACCTCGGGAAGCTTACCATCCCATTTTTTTACAAATTCCATTTGTACCAAGCTAGGGTTGTTTTTCATAGCGTTAGCCTTAATAACCATTGCCTTTGCTTCGTTTTGAGCTTTAATTAGTTCATATTCTGACCCTTTGGCTTCTTCCTGTTTGCGTTGCTTGGCTTCAACTGCCTTCGTCAATTCAGGACTAAACTTAATATCGTTAATTGCAAAATCAGATATTTCAGCCAATCCACTAAGAGAATGGTTTACATGATTAGATACATAAACCTTTACAACATCTCTGCTTTGAATAAATTCGCTAGCAGTTAATTTGCTGGATGCTGTCTTAAAAGCTTCTAAAGTCCTTGGCTTAATTAAAGCAGTCCAAGGGTCTCCAGCATAGTTTTTAAAAATAGGAATAACGCCACTATCAAGCACTTTGTAATTGACTGATGCACTAACTGCGATAGTTTGTAAATCTTTAGTCTGAATTTCAGTAGATAGGCTTTCAGTCGTTTGGCGAACTACAAACTCTTCTACTCTTTCCACAAATGGGTTAAAGGTATAGAAGCCTTCTTTTAAAAGGTTCTCATCTGTTTTGCCCATTGCTACTTTAACGCCTCTTTCGCCCGGCTCAATAGTAGTCATGCAACCAGTTAATCCTACAGACGAACCTACAAGCAATAAAGCAAATACAATGCCCATTAATTTATTTGTCATTTTTATGACCCTTTCTTATAAAAAACCACCAAATGGTAGCTGTAACAAGGGCTAAGATTAACAAAGCCCAAAATTGAGAAGCTAAAAAAAACAAAGCCTTATATCCTGTATTTAACAAATAAACCAAGTTAAAATCTCCTCTTCATCTTCACAATGGGTACAAAAATCATCTTCATTCATTAAGCAATCGCATTCTTCACACACTAAAAGCTCCGTGTCGTCATGTTCAGGCGGTGCTAGTGCGGTGCCTTCCTGTTCTGCTACGGTACACATTAGTTAATCCTCCACCATCCGAACTTGGCTTTCATCACGCACATACTGCATTGAAACAATAACACCGTTTTTAATTAGGCAATAGTAAAAACCGTGATTATAGTCTCTTAAAGCATCCCTTAAAGCTTCAGGAGCTTTCGCAGTGGGTGCAACTTCGGGAGGTACACGCATAAAATCAAAGCCTTTAATAGGGTAAAAACAATGCTCAATACGCCCATCAAGTAAACCACAAGGTGCTTCTGATGGTTCAATCCGTGGGCTTGCCTTTACTTCATATACTGGTTCGCCTATCATGTATTCGCCAATTTCTAATAAGTTCATAATTACTTTCCTTCTTTCCTTTTCTAATCAACGTAAATATAAGCATTTTCTAGGCTTTCAGCATTAGGCAATAACCGAGCTGTTAGCAGAATGTTTTTAGCAGTATTTGGGCAAAGCCGAAAACCTTTGTTGATGTACTTTTGTATACGTTGTAGGCAACCTACTAAGCTATAAATGTTAGGGTTAGGCTTGCCACCAATTGATAACCGCATTGAGGCTAAGTCCATGTAATAATCAACGTGGTATACTTGCTTGTCTTTGTTAATTGCACATTTTGAAACAGTAAAATCAAAAGCTTCTAAAACTTCTATTTGAGAACCACCCACATTCCTAACAACATCTAACAAGTAAGAACCTTTATCTGTTTTATAAGTACCTCTTAGTAATCTATCCGTGTCTGTAATAATGGTAAACTTTGCTTCTTTTCGCAAGACCTCAACTAGATTGGTAATTTCTGACGACTCGCCAAAAATATCAAAATCTTTTGGAGGAATGCCCTTAATATAATCACGAATTGCACCTCCAGCCACAAACAAACTTTGATATGGCTTAATTAAATCAAAGACATCTAAAAACTTACTAATAAAATCATCAAACAAAAGGCTTTTAACTGTTAAATAATCAGATTGAATTTGTTTTATTTCTTCCAACAAACCTTCTACAATAGAAACTTCATTTCCACTTAAAACCGTTTCCTCAAGCCCATTTAATAAATCGCTCATCTTAAACTTTCTTTCTTTCAATAATAAATTCATCTTTGTTAGAAGTAGACCGCTCTACTTCTTGAGTTCTTACTTGACCATTATAGAAAGCCTCAACCGCTTTATCAGCGGTTGGAGCTATCACTTCGGCGGTTAATTTAACGCCTAATGGGGAATTGTGTGTTATATTAAATAGTTTCATAAACAACTATCCAATCCACGAGTTAAGTTCGTTTTGAGCCTCTTTATTCATAACATTAAAAGCGTGGCGTTTGTCGGGTAATGGTGCTTCCGTTGGCTTGTGTTCCTTTTTCACTGGTGCTTGAACTGATACCTGTTGAGGCACTGGTGCTGGCTTGGGGGGGGGATGAAAGTTTTGAGATTTTATCTGTAACATCGGCAATTTCCTTTATTTGGTCTTGAATCTTGTAATAATTCCACATGGCTTCATTGAGTCGGCTTAAATCCATCTAGCCTCCTAAAGCAAAAACCATATTAAAGGGGGAGCAAAGATGATTAAACAACCGATAAAAAATAACCAAAGTTTTTCTTTAATTTCCATCTCTGTTACCTCCATCTTTCTTAATAACTTTAGTAATGTTGGAATTAAGCCATTTTAGTGGGTTTAAGTTAATCTTCTCAGGCGTTGGTTTTTCTTGAGGCTTTGGTTTTTGGGGTTGAGTTGTCCATTTACTTTTATCGTAGTTAGTCATTTTGTGATTCCCCCTTTGGTGCGTTATTTACTGCAATCATTAACCGCATCATAGCTGGCTCGTTTTGTTTTAATTGCTCAATTGCCTTTTGCTGGTTTTCGGGTTGTTTCCAGTACGTTTGCTTTTCTGTAAGTGTCATTGGGATGTTAGTTGTGTTGTTAGTCATAAGTATTGTTACCTTTCAATCCACCTGTTTTTTTATCTAAACATTTTTTATCAAACGCTTCAACTGCATCATGGTTTCTTATCGTTCTACCAATCAAGCAATGGTAAATAGTCCAATCAGTCGGGCATTCAGAAAAAGAGTAAGTCGGTTTAATCCAAGGTTTCTTTTCTCTGCATTCTTTGGATATATCACCTGCAAATGTAAACTGGTTAAACTGCATAATGACAATTGTTAAAAATGCTAAAATGATAGCGATTAACACAACCGCTCGTAAAGTTGGACTCATTCGTGTTTCCTTTCATACTCATTATATCGGGTATTCAGTAGGGAAAGTTTGACTTTTCTATTTAGTTCATACGTTTGGAGGATACCGTTGATTTTTCCTTTCTAATTGCGTAAACGCTAGCTTCCTTTTCCTTTCTAATCATATCTTTTACAATAATCGACTGGCAACCATTGACTAACTTTTTTGTAATCCATCTAAAAATAGAATGATTTGAACTTTTATCATGCTTCCAGCCCTTAAAGTGGCTATCTACATAATCATCTGCATCGTATTCTGACGTAAAACTAGCGATTGTTTGGTAAGTATCAAATGGGTGTTTCTTAATAGCTACTTCAATAGTCATGTTACCTCCATAAAGAAAAGGCTAAGATTCTATAACCCCGTAGCCACTTAGTTTTTATTGGTGCAAGGGTCTTTCATCCCCTGCCTTCCTAAACCGTGTCAATAACCACCATGGCAACGCCCAAGCGGACACCCTATAACACAGGGAGGATTGAAGACTTATTGACGCACTTTATACAATAGCCGTGTTATGGCTACCTTCTTTCTGCCTACCAACACAGATCTAGAATAGTGTTGTCGTCGGGCCCACATTAAAGGCAGTGCTGGTTTAGGAAGGCAAGAGGCGGTATTGCTACCGCTACTTTGCTTGCTTTTTCAAAAATCTAACGTCGTGGTAGCAACCTTTTTCAAACAAAATAATTGCTTCCTCTTCCGATGACGCATCTACTCTGCACCGGAACTCATAATTGACGTATAACCAGCCTTTTTCGTATCTATAATTATCCATTTTGAAAATCTCCTGAATTAAAACCCCCCACATGGGAGCTTTAGGCAAGAGGTGGGGTTCATAACGCCCCACTACTGCTTAACTTGCTTGCCGTCATTCCTCTCGGAAGCCCCTAGGGGTACGCTTTGCAACGGCTATAAATTGTCAAAGAACAAAGCAACACAAATAAACCGTTGACCATAGCTATATGGCGGTTTGGATTATCTGTTTTCGTTTACCTCTTTTTCCATCCTGCCGATTTCTCGGACTTACGTTATTAAACTACTTAAGGGCTAAGTACAGGATGGAAAAAGAGGGCGGATGATATTTGCGGTATCACTTTATATCTTAAAGACTCCGCCGTTTGGTTATCGTTACTTTTTGTTTACAAAATCATACAACATTGCAGAAATAGCACTAACTTCTAACAACAAAATCGCCTGAAAAATATCAATACTTTTAGTAAAAAAAAGAACAGTAGTAAGAACTAAATTTATAATTATCATTGGGGTAATTTTAGGGTACATTTTATAACCCTTTACTTGTAAATACTGGGGAAAATAAATGGCAGTCAATGGCACTGCCACGTTGTTTCTCTGTTTTATTGTTTCTCTCGTTTCAACTCACCAATTAAAAACAGAATGGCATCAAATTCGTTATTTGCCATAAAGTGTAAGAATCTAGCAGTTTCAGCTCTTGTAGGGGCTGGTATAAACGGCTTTAATCCTAAGTAAAGTTTATCATATAGTTCTTTCGGTATCTTGTCTTCAATGTTAAAAAGCAAAAGTGCTAAGTTATTAACTTTATGATTTTTAAAACGTCCAGCTTTAAAATCTTGGTAAACATGGGGGTGGGTAAATTCTAGTAAATCGGAAATTTGCCTACCGTTGTAATAAGGTGAAAGTAAAGTGTGTATAACTGCTTGTGGTGTATCCATCGGGTGTTTCTTTCGTTCGTTTCGTTTGCCTATGTATGTATACTAACACACTATGAGGGTCTAGTCAACTACTTATTTTTATTCTCATCTATTTGTACTAGATGCTGGTTAATTAAACCGTAAGCCGTCCAGTCTGCTGTCTCATTCCTAGCTAGCTTTGCGGTGGCTATCACCTTACCATCACGCTGTAAAGCCCTATTTATAATAACCTCTAGGGCTTCAATTTCTGCAAGGGTTGCTACTCGGTCTGTTTCAGTTTCAAAACGAACATCAAACATAATAACGTGTGTTTTCATTATTTACTCTCCAATTCTAATTGGATACTACCTAATTCATTGTTTATTTCATTGAGTTTAAGCTGGGTTTCATAAAAAAAGAAGCACGCTAAAAAGCATAAATCTATCAATCGAAGGCAAGTTAAAACTATTATTTCCATTATTACCAATCCTCTAATACTTCTTTTAAAATAGCACTATCATTTGTAGCTGAAATCTCTACTAATTTGTTGTAAAAAATATCCATTCCGTCTTCCGTAAATTGAACAGTGCCTAGTTCATTAAATGCCTGCTCAAAAATAAGGGTAAGTTCTTCAACATCTTTTTCATATTGTGTTTTCATTATTTACCCTCCCCTTTTAACATTTCTTTTAGCAATGCTTCTGCCGAATCCATCTGCCCCTGCTGTCCTGTGGCGTACTTCTTCATCAAAAACGCTACATTGTCGCTAAGAATGCGGTTTTGTTTTTCTAGTGCATCAAAGCGTGCATTTGTTTTCACTTTTTCTTCTATCGTATTCAATGCGTGGATATTGTGATTGTAAAGACCATATAGTATTGTAGCTATTTGCTCTTTAAAATCCCAAATTAGCTTTGTTAAAATAGGGGATTCATCTTTTATCTTAAAAATGTGATTAATAAAAAAATCATTCACTTTTTCAAGTGCTTCATCTTTTGTCATTAGTGTTAAATTCATTACTTACCTGCTTTCTTTCTAATTGCTTCAATCCGTGCCTCAATAAATGCGTTTAAATCAGATATTTTAATTAACCATTTATTGCCATAGCCATACCTGCTACCTTTAAAGGCTGGCAGAACGCCTTGGTTAATAAGCCTTAACACTTTAGCTGGCTTAACCTTCAACTGGTCGGCTACTTGCCTAGTGGTTAGCATTGTGTAATCGTTCATTGTTATACTCCATTACTTGCCTCATTCCTAAAATTAACAGGGGCTTAGACATTACAGGCACTAGCACCCCTTGCTTTGCTAATGCTATGACCTTGTCAATAGGAAGGTCTAGGTATTTAGCTACTTGAGAAGCTGTTACAAGGATTTGTTTTTCAAGGTTTCTGATACAGTAACAGTAATTTTAATCTTGCGATTTCTTGACCGCTCATCAGCAAAGGTTTTAACGTGCAACGCTTCAATCCACAATTTACCAAAAATCCTAAATGCCTTTAATTTGTTATCTTTAATCCATTTTCTTACCGTTGATTCTGAAACTGAAAAGTATTCAGCGACCTGCTTAATGGTTAAGCATGGTACTGTCATTCCTGATAAATCTATTATTGAAATCATTTTTATAACTCCTATACATACGGCGTAAACGTGATAAGCGTCCACTCGTCAATATCTTCTTTCTTTTTAGCTCCAATCACAATAATCAAAGCGTCGTTTGCTTTTAGTGGTTTATAGATAGAATCCAATTGTTGCTTAATGTGGTTATCCACATCGCCCCCCGTTAAGCTCCATTCTCCTTTTTTTGTCTTGAACTTAGGGCTGGCAATCGTTATAAAAACCATGTGGGGGGCTTTTAAAAGGGCTATTAGCTCGGCTCTAGTGGCTTCGTTTAGTTCGCTTAGGTGTCTTTCTACATCCACTTTAAAAGCGTTGTATTCAGAGGTGTTGTATCTAACAATCTTACGCCCCATCAGTCTATGTTTCTGTGCGTGGTTAGCAGTGGGGGGGATAAATGGGAACTTAACGGTTAGCATTATTTACCCTTTCATAATCTACGTTGACTGGCTTATTAACAACTATAAACTGGCTCATCCTTCAATCTCCTACTTGATTTTCTCGGTAACGGTAACGTTTAAACCGCTTGAAATGCGGTTAATAATATCCTCAAAAGAATTAGTTGTTTCAACTAATAAGTTGTCTGATAAATAAATAGTGCTACCGTTAAAGCCTTCTGCAAGCATAACGATATTATTAACATTTATTAACCTTTTTAATGTCCCAACGGTATTTACGGTAATAAAATGTGTCATCTCCAAGCACTCCTTAATGTTGTTTCAAATTCAGACCGTGGCAAAGGGCTAGATGCACTTAATTCTTGAATAAAACCGACTGCCTCCACTTGGTTAAACCCTTTGTCTTTTAACCACCGTAACGCTCTAAATATCGTATGGTTACGGTTTCCATCGGCGTAGTTATTCAAGAAAAACTTGCGTATACCACGCTCAACGGTTGCCTTATCGCTTCCTGCAAAGCTATATGTGGCGTTGTGGTTCAATGCTACTTTTCGCAATGCTAGTTCATCCATGGTTTCAACGTCGAATAACGTCCAATCAACTAAACGCCCACCTGCTTGGCTAAACCAACAATCTTCAAACGCTTCTGTAGAGGCTGGGTAAAACATTCTACTAGGGTCAAGTGTCGCCTTGTCAAATGGCAACTTAAACGCCTCGGCTACGTTTTTCATAATGCGTTTAAAGCGGTTAGCGTCTTTAAAATCTATCGGTTTAGCCAACGGCATAAACACTCTAAACCTATCGCAAGCAATACCGTTTTTGTCTTTTCTGTGGCTCTTAGTAGTTAAAATAGCGGAAGCCGTATCTACTAGCATCGACTGGGCTTCGTCTATGTTCATTCCTGCGTCAATATCGTAAATCAGCATCGTGTTACCACCTAGCCAAGTCTTAAGACTTCTCAAATTCTTTTTAGGTTTCCCTTTAGGACAAAAACCATCATCAAACTTGCCTGCGGAATAGTTCCCTACAGTGGTTAATGCCATTGCATCCTGCAATGTGCAATTATCGCCTTCCTGCGGTTCTATCCATTCATAAGGGCTTGCCATATCATAAACGTTTTTACCGTCCTCTGTAACCTCTATAACCTTTGTGCAAAGCGATAAAGATACTGGTATATCAGCCGTGGGTTGCTTTGGTTTCAATGAGTAAATCTCCTTAGTTCTTTCTTTTTTATATTCAAGCTCAAATCCTTGAGTATCGGCGTATTGGCGTAACTGTTCCACCATGTCCTCAATTACTTCTATTTTAGATTTACCACCAAGTGCTTTTCTAATATCGCCTTTAACAATAAAATCTTCCAATATAATTTTATTAAACAATTCAACTGGTACATCAACTTTGCTAAACATTGTAGCCCCATTGTTGGTGAGGGCATTCAAGAAAGCAGTCGACTGGCTACCAAAATAATCAGTGATAGCAATAGCGTTTTTAACATCTTCGAGTTCAACAATGTTTTTACCTTGGATTGCCCCAAAAATACCAGCGGTAATTAAAGCTTTCCAGTGTCTACCAGCTCTTATTTCATGCTGAGCTTCATTGCAAATTGAGTCATCAATTGCTTTTTTTGCGTTAGCTTTCATGTAGCAATAAATCTCATAAGAGGCTTCGTCTGTTAGCTCTAATTGCTTGTTTTTATTGGCGATAATATCGTATTGCAACTTAGCAAAATAGTTGAGCATATCATCATTAACACCATTTGAAGCAACCACTTTAGACCGCCGATTGGCAATGTAAGAATCATAATCTAAAGCATCTTCCGATTTTGGCTTAGAGGTATCATAAACAACGTATGCACGACGGGCGTAACCATCTAAAAACAAATCAACAAAAGCAGCACGTTTTTTATTGTCTTTCATAACAGAATCAACCGTAGTGTAGGCTAAAAAGTTACTAGGTACACCCTTACAACTCTTTTTACTGCTATCGCCCTTGGTTGCCTTGCCGTTGTTTCTGCCGTCGTAGGCTTCCATAACCACATCAAAAAAGCTGGTATCGTTTGCTTTAACCCCTCTAAACATCTTCCCTAATTCAGGAATAACCACGGAGGTAGCCCCAATGCCATAACCCGATAACGCCAATCGTTCAGCTACAAACCCTTCTCTTGTTGCGTCGGATATGTGCAATTCAGGTAGTCGGTATTCTTTCATTTTTTGGTCAACATAGGCACGCCTAGCCATGTTTTCACGCTCACTAGGGTATTTTGCATGAGCCTTTGTTTTTACACTGGCTTTCACGTTATCATATTGCTGTTTTAATTCAAGCTCGTAAACGTGATTAGCCCCATCAAAGAACCGCTCATTCAGGAAATTATTTACCTTATCTTTACCACTACCGCTACCCGAAAATATAAACCCATAGCTATTTAACAAGGCAACTGCCCCATCTTCCCAATAGGCTTTATACCGACCCCTAGCCACAACGTCTGCAAAGCTTTTAAGCACGTTAAGGTAAATCATATCCCGATTAACATCAGGCATAATCGTGGCTACGGTCTCAATAATGGACTCTAATTTGTCAAATGTGGTTAGTTTCAAAAATACCTACCTTTTCACAAAAAATCTAAAAATAAAAAACCCCCTCTGGTTAATGCTTGCGAAGGCAGGAAACAGTTGGAGGGGGCAGGCTTTCGCCTCAAGTTAAAACTATAAATAACTGTTCCTCATCTTCGCATTTAAATCATAACATACCAATAATCACTTAGCAATCATCTATTTGTAGTATGTTGAGCTTTTCTTTAATGTTCAAACTTTCCAGCTTTTCCAAACACGGAAAAGCTCAAGACCATTGATATATAAGGCTTTACGCTGAGCTTTTACCTTTTCCGCTTTCATAGAGTATTTTAAGTATATATATATTTATATTTATACTACTTTAAGGAAAAGCTCAAAAGGTAGAGGTGTAAACCCTTTATATATAAGGCTTTACCACCTTTTCCTTATACCTTTTCCTTAATGGAAAAGCTCAAATGGTTAAATAGACCCTCTGTAAGAGTACTAAATATAAATACGGCAAACTGGCGTTTTCACAAAGCCATCAACCCGTGATAGATTGTAACGGCTTTAATGCACGATTAGCAAGCGTAAGGCTAGCGTGGTAAAGCGAAACATGGGCTTTAGGTATATTCACACCCAAGCAATAAAAAACGCCCCGTGTAGAGGCGTTAAATAATTATTTTGAATTGGCTTTTTCTTTCCCTTTGGCTAATCGTTCCACCAATGCCAATCGTTCTTCTTCTGACAACTTTCTTCGGGTATGTTTGTTCTTAAACCCTTTACTTACACATTCAGGGCAATAGAACGCCTTGGATGGTATGGTTGTAACGCCGATGGTGTCCTCTTCCATAAAACCGTTAAAGCAGAGCATTTTTGTTTCATGTATCATTTCACCCTTAACATTTACCATCTTTCCAGTGGGAATAAGAGTTTTTGAATTTTTGCAAGTGTGCGTAACAAATGCTGTCATAATTAAATCTTCCTTTTTTGTTGTGGTGTCAAATTAAAAACTAATTCCTTGTAAGAATAGAGCTTTGATGGTGCTTTGAAATCCTTTCTTGTGTATGTTTTGTTTAGCGATGCTGTTTTTAAAATGTAGAGGCGTTGGTGAATAGGTTGTAGATTTTATCTGCAACGCAATGGCATTCTGTTAAAAATTTCCATTGCCTCAAATGGTTTTAATAACTCAACAAATGAAAACTTTACCGTTTCCCCTTTAGGGTAAAATACTAATTCGCTAAAAGGGTTTTCAAATTCGCATTCTAGTTTAAAAATTAAATTGTAATATCTTTCAGAAGTAGCAGGATTTCCGTAAAAATCTACACGTTTTGAATTATTTTCATTCAAGCAATCTGCACGGCTTAACAACGGGTGCATTTGATGCTCATCAAAAAAACAATTCATTCCATCATCTGCTGTTACTAAATTGCAATATAAATCAGGAGGGCTTTGATTGCAAACAAAATGCCCATGCTTATTTTTAAAAAAATAGGCTCGATTAACTTGATTTTTGTTATTAAAAATCCCTGTTTTTATCCAGTTTTCAAGGTAATAGGTATAACTTTCTACTTTTTTACCCCAATCTTTTAAATCTGAAACAGATGTTTTTATTTGAAAAAGTAAATACATTGTTTTGTTCCTTGTAGAGGCGTTGGTTAATTAGTCTGTTTTTGGAAAAGTATGTAAAACCTGATAGTCATCAACGGATGGGGTTAATTCAGAATCAAGCCCATATCGATAACCTTTATTTCCTACTCGGTAAGAGACCAAGTGAAAATCCGTGTAATCATCAATGTTTATTTGTTGGCTTTGGTCTAACTTGCTTAATTGCTCAATCAATTCTTGAACGGTTGCCATTAGCTTTGCTCCTCGTCGTTGTATATCCGAAACATTGTGTAAGCCACTATACAAGCATTAGCAGACAATACCGCCAGTGGGAGGGTAAAGCCTAATAGGGTGAATAGCAACACTAAGATGCCATTCCAAAGTAAAGAGTTAAATACCTGCATTGGTTAGTTTCTTCTCCTTTACTGATTAAACACGACTAATAAAATTATAAAAAACACAATAATAGCAAAAATGCCTAATGGATTAGAAAAAGTTTCTAAAGTTGTATTATCTGTTGAACTTGAATTGACCGAATTAAATACACCATCTTTTCTGTAAGCAATATATTCGTCGATTCCACCTAAATTAACAGATAATATGCCTATTTCAACAGAACTGCCTAAAAGGTTTCTAAGTGATGGCATACACGAAATAGCGTCATTATATGACCCTCTTACCTTTCTGTCATACTTAGTTAGATGTTTACCGTCTTGATAAACTCTAATAAAGTGGTATTTTTTACTGTTAGGGGAACATTGACTAAAATCACTTACATCTATTTTAAAGCTACAACCATTTAATTTTGCACACGACTGGCTTATGTGTATTTCTACAATTCTTGCATGAACTGGCTCTTTTGTTTCCCATGCTATTTCAAAAGGTTGTCTTTCACAGTATAAGTTTGGCAATGAGTCAAAAATTCTCAAGCTAGATAAACTATTTACATGTTTTTGTGCTTCTGCCTTGTTTTTAAATACTTGTTGATATTTATCTAGATGGTTTTTAAAACCTCCCTGTCGATAAACCTCCACCGCATATATTGTACCAACATCTTTTTCAGTAATATCTAGCATATACCAGTAATTCATGGTTTAATTCCCTTCGTGTGTGTAAATATGCGGTAAGTCTTTAGCTAATTGCTGAACTTTAGCTCGGAATAAAGCATCCATCGCCAAGCGTTCGCACAACAAACCAAACGCCTTTCCTTCGTTTGTAAGACCATTAAACGCCTTGATAAGGGCTGGGGGTAACACCTTGGTAGACTTTACCCCAGCCCCACTAAGCCACGGTGTTTCGTGCTTGTAAGTTTGATGTCCTTTTTCAAATGGCATTAGTGCTTCTTTCCTTTCAAATGTAAATCACCAGTTAATCTATTACCGCCTAATGTAAAATGGGTTAAATCTTTTTCCATTTGTAACTCCCTTTCAAACCTAGCGTTGTTAATTAAAAAATCTCTTTCATGGTTTTTTTGATAATCAAGAAACCTCTCAACTAATTCGGTATAGTGCTTTACTTTTTCGATATCAGTATCTTCAAATTCAGTTATTTTAATTTCGGTAGTGCCTAAGTAAGAATGATAGGTATATTCCCCAGTGCCATCATCAAAAACATACCGTAAAACTTTACCGCCAGCGTCTAGTATTCTTTTATGCAACGCTTGGAATGCTTTGAAATTAGCCATTAGTGTTTAACTCCTTTTCTGTTTCCAATTTGGCGTCAATGGCTTTCTTTAGCTTTTCTTCAAGCTCGGCTCTGTCCAATCCCTTAACCTTGATATCAGTACCTTTAATGTAGGCAGTGCTGTAAGGATGCCAAGGGAGCTTTTTAGCTATCAAAACATAGGTGTATTTAACCCCATTGTGTTCAAACTTTCTATTGACCATGGCTTACGCCTCCTTTGGTTATTTGGTGAATTATAAAAAGTGGGCTTTGGAGGTCATCGCAATGGGTAAACGTCATCAACATTAAGTCTTTAACAGGGCTTCTTTCACAATTCACTGAAACATCGCCCAAAATAGAATTAGGAATAGCTTTAAATCTTTCTTTTGCCCACTCAATAACTTCTCTTTTGTTTTCAACATTAAGCTTCTCAAAAGCATTTCTAGCGTTTATTGAAAAAATATCCAAACAGGGTAAAGTAGTAACCATGGCTTACGCCTCCTTTGTTGTTGTGGGTTCTAATAAGTCATTTAAAAATTTAACAGCCTTGTCATTGTGGTTGTTTCCTTTGTTTTGTAATGGGGGGCTATGCCCCTGTTATGCCGAAATATAATTTCCAGTAGCGTAATCGTGCAGAACAGAACCACCAACACCATTGGCGTAATATTCTGCTAACCGCAATAATGTTGGGTTAGCTTGTAAACGCTTTAAAGCATTTAAAGCCTTGCGTTTTGTTGGATGTGTTGAAAGCACGCCTTCTTTTTTGCTTCCTTCAATAGTTTCAGCAACAATTGCGAAAACTACAGCATTTGTTTTTTTATTGGTTAATTCTATAATTTTCATTTTGGTTAATCCTTTGTTGTGTAATGGAAGGGGCTAAGCCCCTGTTGTTAATTAGAATGTTTGTAAATAAGCTGTTGTAATTCATAAAATGGTGTACCTAAAAAACAACCAACTTTAGGGGCTTTTAATTCATAAAAAAATGAATAAAGGCAATCTTGTATTTTTTCCAAATTTTCTAATAATAGCTTAACTTGGCTATATTTTAACATCTTGTTTATTTTCCTTCTTTTTTTGAGGAAGCAAACCGCTTTGCTTAACCTCATGTAATTAGAATAACATAGTATCTATTGATTGTCAATACTTTCAATAAAACTAATTCAAATAGAGGAGGGCTTGTTTTTTGTTGACAATAGCTATACAATGTAGTATAGAAGTATCTAACATCGATTATAAGGACTATACTAATGGCTGGAATTAATGTGCCACATGGATACCCGCCCGAAGCCAAAGAATTAGCGATACAATTATTCGATGACGGATTAAAGGCGGTTGAAGTTGAAAAGGCTATGCGGAAAAAGTACCCAACTTTTTGTAGGCAAACCTTAAGTAGCTGGGCAATTAATGACCCCGACGGTTTCGGCGTTGTATACCGCAATAGCGTAGCCACAGTGGCACAAAGAACGTTAGCCAATACATTTGACCAGTTCGAGGATATTTATCAGCAGACGCAGGCAGTATTAGGTAAAGAAGATATTGACCCCGCAGTATTTACAGGTTTGCGTTTAATGGCGGATATTACAAAAAACCAACATACAGGGGCATCAATGACCCTTGCTAGAATTGCTAAAAAGAACTATGGGGAAAACGTCAAAACCACACATGAATTTGAAGATGCTCCTTTAGTGAAATTGGTTGTTAGCAAACCAGTAGCCGACGGTTTATCCAGCTTGGAAGCCTTACAGAATGGCAGTGATTGATTCGTGGCTTGTCCAGTGGCTCATGCAGTCAAAGGCACGCTATAAAGTCGTTTGGGGCGGTCGTGGTGGCGGTAAGTCAATAGCGGTAGCGGATGCTTTAATAACGCTAGCTACACAACGTAAAATAGGGGTGCTTTGTTGCAGGGAAACCAAGGGTTCAATGGATGATTCTGTACACACACTGCTATTAGAGCGGATGGAGGCACTAGGTTTTTCAAGTCTTTTCACATCAACCAATGAAGGTATCAACTGCAAAAACGGTAGCTTCTTTAAGTATAAGGGCTTACTTGATAGAGGTGTGCAGGCAGTTAAAGGCGTGCAAGGTATCACCCATTGCTGGATTGAAGAAGGGCAGTGTGTTAGTTCGTATTCGTGGGAGATTTTAAAGCCTTCAATTCGTGGGAAGGCTCAAGGCAAAGAGCAAGCAATAAAAAACGCCCCTGAAATATGGGTGTCAATGAACCCTGAACTTGAAAGCAACGCAATTTATACCGACTTTTTTAATAAAAGTTGGTATGTAGACTTAGAAGCTCCTGAAAATGCTAAAATACAGTACCACCAAGCCGATAACGCCCTGTTAATCAAGGCTAACTGGGATAGCAATCCCTACTTTCCCGATATTCTTAACGAGGAACGGTTGCGGTGCTTAAGGAACAACCCGCAAGGGTACGAACACATATGGGAGGGGGCGTGTAGAGTCAACAGCGATGCAGTTGTTTTCAAAGGGAAGTACAAAATTGAAGCCTTCAAACCTAGGGATGAATGGGGACAACCCTACTACGGCTTGGATTTCGGCTTTAGTAATGACCCGCTAGCGTTCGTTAAATGCTATGTTCATGCTGATTGCTTGTATATCGACGCAGAATTTTATAAAACCAAGATTGAAATAAACGATATTGTCGGTGCTATTAAGTCGGTTGACCCTGTGGCTATTAATCGCCCTGTGTTGGCTGATTCCGCCCGTCCTGATTTAATCAGCTATTTAAAATGTAATGGGTTGCCGTTTGTAAAAGGTGCAAAGAAAACGGTCGGCTCAAAAAACTATGTTCAAGACTCCGTAGCATTTTTACTGAACTTTAAACAGATAATCATTCAACCGCATTGCACTAACTCTATCAAGGAATTTAGCACATATTCTTACAAGACAGACCGCTACACTAATGATATACTTACTAAATTAGAAGATGCCAATAACCACTTAATAGACGCTATACGTTATGCGTTAAATGAATTGATGATATATGATGGTAGCTATTGGTATTTGTTCGACCGAATAGGAGATGATTTAAATGAAGCTATTTAACTGGTTCAATCGGGATAGCAAACCCGTAGTAGAAACCCCCAAAGTGTCAAACTACGACGGTATCCAAAACGCTATTACAGGCGTTGGTAGCTTCTTTGATGCTGGGATGTTTCACACGTTTGGACTAAACCAATTGGGGCAGATAGAGCTTGAGAATTACTACAACGGAAGCGGTATAGCACGGCGTATCGTTGATATGCTCCCCGAGGATGCTTTACGGCATGACTTGGAAACCACAGGTGAAGAACTGTACAACGAAATAAAGCGGTTAAAGTTCATTGAAAAGCTGAAAGAACTATCCAAGAAAGCCCGCTTATACGGCGGTGCGGTAATGCTGATGCTGGCAATGGACGGGCAAGATGATATGGGGCTAGCATTGAATGAAGGCAACCTAAAAAGCATTGAGGAGCTGGTTATTTTTACCAAAGACGAAATAAACAGCTACGAAATGGAGCTACAAACCGATATAACCCAGCCCGACTATGGCAAGTACTACTACTATACATTCAGCACTAAAGGCGGTGGGCTTCTCAAGGTTCACGCTAGCCGTGTATTAAGACTTGATGGGGATTCCAACGCAACCACTAGAGGCACGGGCTACGAATGGGGTAATAGCGTGCTTCAAAAAGTGCATGAACGCCTAGCGGTTTATTTGATGGCTACTAAGTTTATTGATACTCTTTGTAAAGACTACAAAGAAAAGACGTTTGCAGTTAAGGGTTTGATTGAGTTAATCGCACAAGGCAGATGGTCTGATTTACAAAAGCGGATGCAGATTGTAAGCCGTGGTCAGTCAATGCTTAACATGACGCTGGTTGATGCGGATAACGAAAAAATCGACACAAAGATAAGCAATGTTAGCGGTTATGATGCGTTGATTGATAAGTCAGCCGAGGCAGTAAGTGCAGATGTTGGGATGCCTGTTAGCTTATTGTTTGGGCGTTCACCTGCTGGCATGAATGCTACAGGGGATGGGGATAAAGAGATTTGGCACGCACAGGTAAAAGCGTATCAGACACACACACTACAGCCGTTAATTGAGCGATTCGTTACACTTTTGGGCTTGCAGTCAGAATGGAGAGACAAGCCGTCAGAACTAACATGGGAATGGGCAAATTTAGAGCAATTAAGCGACTTGCAGGAAGCAGATGTACGATTAAAGCTAGCTCAAGCGGATAAAATCTATATTGACGCTGGCGGTGCTGATGCTTCCTACTTGTTCCACCAAAGACATGATGGTGGGTATAACACCAACTTAGGCTATACTATCGAGGATTATCAAGGCTTTTTAGCCGATGAAGGGAGTTTTAACGATGTTGAAGAACCCGATTCACCCGACGCTACAATAGGGGAAGATGATGCGTAAGGTTTTAAACAACTTCCCGAAAGCGATACAACGGCGGTATAAGGCGTTTATTCTTAACGGATTAAAGGCTTATAACAAGCAGTTTATCGCATATGTTATTAGTCGGCTTCCATCTATTTATGCGTTAGCTGGGGTACGTACCGATGCCGATTACAGCGAAGAGATTAACCAGTTGGTTATTCAAGGTATCGCATTTGAAGTAGCACAGCAGATAGTAAACGAGGGCTTAATATACCGACACGGGGCGGATGTTTATTCATTCGTGGGTAGAACGTTAAAAGAAAAAGCAGTTAATGAGTTTGGTGTTAATGCCATTGGAAGCAGAGGGCTTGAGCCAACCGTAAGAGCATGGGCAAAAGACAACGTGCGTTTAATTAAAGATATGCTAGCTAGTGAACGTAACGCAATCGCTAGCATTGTCAGCAGGGGCGTGGGTAGCGGTTTATCTGTTAAGCAATTAACCAAGCAGATTATCGAGCAAACAGGCGTTACTAACAGGCGTGCTACATTGATAGCCACTAATGAAATAGGCAACCTATTCGGTCAGATTGAAAAGCTTGAGAATGAACGCCTAGGCTTTAATCTGTACGAATGGGCTACTGCATTGGATGAAAGAGTAAGACCTAGCCATAAGGCAATGCGTGGCAAAATATGCCGTTGGGATGATGCCACGGTGTATAAGGACAGCGTCGACGATACGGAATGGAAACCACGGTCTGCTATTGGGGGCGTTAATGCTCATCCATCAATGGAGATACGGTGCAGATGTACCAGTTATACTATTTTTGAGTAGAAAGAGGACAGGATGGACTTTAATTTATTTAACGGCGATTGTTTAGACGTTTTAAAAACATTACTCGATAACAGCGTTGATTCAATTGTTACTGACCCACCGTATGGGTTAAGCAATCAATCGCAAGATGATATTATCAAGTGCTTAACGGCTTGGTTAGCAGATGAAGCCTACATACATGCTGGTAGTGGTTTTATGGGTAAGAAGTGGGATAGCTTTGTACCAAGCCCGACCGTTTGGAAAGAGTGCCTGCGTGTGTTGAAGCATGGGGGGCATATTGCATGTTTTGCTGGGAGCAGAACGCAAGATTTAATGGGTATGAGCTTACGGCTAGCAGGCTTTGAAATGCGTGATGTTGTTATGTGGGTGTACGGGTGTTTAAGTGAAGATACTGAAATACTAACAAGCAATGGATGGAGGCGTTACCATAAAACCATTGAACAAGATAGCGTATTATGTTATAATAAAGATAGTGATAGTTTTGAGTTCCATCAACCTACAAAGTCTTTTAATTATGAAAACAAACATACCGCCTATAGTATTAAATCAGATTTTACAGACCAAATCGTCAGCAGAAACCATCGTGTGCTTGTTGAACGAGGCGGAAGCCTTGAATTTATTAGTGCCGAGACACTTGAACGCAAAGAGAACATACCCTTTTTGGAAAGCCTGCACTGTTTGCCAAACTCCGTATATGACACATACGAAGGAACAAGCAATAAGGAACAAAACTTGCTCAAAGAAGTGCCTAGGGGAAATGATATCAAAAGAGAAAATAGGGAAGAAAACACAGAACAAAAAAGAATGTATTGTTTGCAAGACAACGTTTTACCCGACCTTTCAATCGGTCAACAAACCGAGAGTTGTTTGTTCTCGTCAATGCAACGGTGTATTGAGGGGGGAGGAATGGAAAGCTCATGCACACAAAGGGCGTGCGTCTTGGAAGCAGGAGAGCGAAATAGCCTTAAAACTGCGGATGACTGGGTCAACGAATCCAAGCTGGAAGGGCGGGGTAACTTACCACAACCGCAAGGGGCAATATGTAACACAAAAAATAAAGTATGTGAGGTGTCCGATAGAATACATAGCAATGGCACGCAAAGATGGGTATGTAATGGAGCATCGACTATTGGTTGCAATGAAGATACAGAGACCGCTAACAAGAACAGAAGCAGTTCATCATATCAACCACGATGCAACAGACAACAGATTGCAGAACTTGATGCTATTCAGGACGAATGCGGAACACAAACAATACGAACATGGAAAGCCTATAGTTCCACTTTGGCAACCATAACACCGATAGAATACAAAGGTAACGTGTGGTGTGTAACTGTTCCTACTGGTGCATTTGTAGCTAGAAGAAATGGAAAGATATTTATAACAGGCAATAGTGGCTTCCCCAAAGGGCTTGATATTGCCAAGGGTATTGAT